ATGCAGCGGCTCTTTATATCCAACTTCTCGTGCATAAAATTCGCTGAACTAGAAACAGCCGGTCTGGTGATCATGATTGGCCCGCAGGCGTCGGGCAAAAGCGTGATCTCGAAGCTACTTTACTTCTTCAACGACATTATTGATCGCGTGAGCTACTTCGCCGAAGACGACGACTTGTCATCGTCGTTTGAGGAGATAGTCAGCGGAGAATTCGCGCGGTGGTTTCAGCCTGGGGCGTGGGGAAATTCTCGATTTGAGATCGTTTTCGAGGCGGGTGAGTTTAGCATAGCCATAAGGAGGTCAGGGCCCGGCAACCGGCCTAGGTCGGCGGCTGCAGTACACGTCAGCCAAGCGCTCCTTATGCACTTTGATCGCATGCGGTATTCATATCGACGTGCGAAGGAAGAAGCGGCGCACCTAAGTGGCGAAGAGGACTTCAACTCCCCGGTTTATGATCTTTCTCTCCAGCTTAAACGAGAAAATGTTAGCCGCCTGAGCCGTCAGTTGGGCAGGGCCTACGTCGAAGATCAGTTGTTTATTCCTGCAGGGCGCTCCTGGTTCACAAGCGTTGGGAAGGCGATTTCGGCTTTTGAGTACGGGGGGCTTTTGGACCCCGTCACGCTGACATTTGGGCGGCGTTTCACAAGAATGGTTGAGAGGCAGCGATCGGGACTTCGGAGCGTTCGGGCGAGCCAGCGCGACTTGCGAGAGTTAGCAGTCAACCTGTTCGGCGGAGAGCTTAAATTCGAAAGGGAAAAAGAATACATCGAAACCGAAGATGGCCGAAAAATCCCGTTCGGCATCCTGTCGTCAGGCCAACAGGAACTACTTCCCCTTTGGCTGGCGCTATCGAATTACCGCGCAACTGTGGACGCTCCAAAAGCCTACACGCCCCGGAAGACTCTTATCTACATTGAGGAACCGGAGGCGCACCTCTTCCCTTCTGCTCAGAGTCTCTTGCTCGACTACATCGTAAGTCTGGTTTCAAACCCGGAAATGCGTCGCAGTATGCTCATTACGACCCACAGCCCCTATGTCCTTTCTAAAATCAATGTGCTTCTCAAGGCTGGAAGTCTAGCAGCGTCCACGCCTGCCAAGTCCCATCAGCTCGCAGAAATAGTGCCGCGGGCGTCTTGGCTCGATGCAGACCAGACGCGCGCTTATGCGATTGTGAATGGCCGCCTGCACAGCATTCTGAGCGATGGTTTGATTGACGGAGATTATCTGGACGAGGTGTCTGGCGATATTTCTCGGACCTTCAACAAGCTCCTTCATCTGGAGTACGGCGATGATTGATGCCGCTTGCCTTGAGGTCTTGAACGTATCGAATATCAAGGTCGAGGAGAAAGGTCGAAAAGCCGTCTTCAAAAATCCAGAACGTAAGGATCATAGTAAGATTCGGATGGACGGTTGTGTTGTAAAAAATTCAACGTCTGCAGACTTCGTCGTCGCTAAGACGGGCGTTGGTGTGATTATCGTTGAGTTAAAAGGTGCGCATATCGAGCATGCCGCGGATCAATGTGACGCCACGGCAAGGCATCTCAAGTCTTTGAATTATCCCGCTAAGCCGCTTGCTGGTCTCATTGTGGGAACGGGATATCCGAAGGCCAGTGCGTCGATTCAAAAGAAGCAGGATGCTTTCTACAAGAATCATAAAGGCCCATTGCACGTCGTCACCAAGAATGCTGAATACGTCTTCGAGCGCGTTCTAGCCGCGGATGGCCCATTTTAGATCTAGCCATTGTCTATCGCATCTTTATCCAGAAGTGCGACGGCCGACTTCGCGAGGACCTTTTGGCGGGCTGATTTCGTGTACCGCGTGACCTCTTTTGAGGTGGTGTGGCCGGTCATAGACATGATCTGATGTTCGCTGGCACCGCGATCGGCGAGACGGGCGGCGGCTGCTTTGCGCAGGCCGTGTGCAGAGCAATGGAATAGCCCTGCTTCATCGCAACGCTTGCGGAACCAGTTGCCGAAACCATTCGACGTGAAAGGCTTGTTGAACTCGGTCACCAGGAGCGTCAGATCCCCACAAGGGCTCTTCTCGATGATGTCGGCGAGGGTCGGGTGAATCGGGATCGCTAGTTTGACCGGCTTGTGGCGGCGGTTCTTGAACTGCGTGAAGTTGAACCATCCGTTAGATATGTGCTGCTTGCCGAAGAGCACGATGTCGCTGCGCCTCTGCGTCGTGTAGATCATCAGTGCAAGCGCTAGCCTCGCCTTGGTGCCGATCGGATGCCTCGCTTCAAATTGGGCGACCTCGGCCTCGGTCCATGAGTGGAAACCTTCACCCTCAGATTTGAAATAGTCGACATCGCGAGCCGGATTGGTTGGCGCCAGTTCGACATCCTTGCTGGTCGCCCAGTTGAACACGGCGCGCAGGGCTTTAACGCGACCGTTCGCGGCCTCGGGAAATTCCGCCTTACGATCGCGCAGCACGCGCACGGCCTTGGCGCCGAACGACGGCAGGGGCATGTCTTCAAACAGGCGAGTTCCGCCTGGCTTGGTGGGCTCGGCCCATATGTGCTCGATGATGCCTTTGCGCACCTTCCGTGTGCCGGCGTCAAGCTGCTTGAAAACTGCCGACTGGAAATATTGCTCGCAAAGCCAGCGCAGCGTGCCCTTTGTCGAGAGTTTCGGGCCGACCTTGTCGGCCTTCAGTTTCCCTTCGAGAGCCTGGAAGTAAGCGGCCTCAAACTCCGGCAGTCCCGGATGACCGGGAAGACGGATCTTGGGCTGGCCCTTCTTGCGGAAATAGAACCGCAGCACTCCATCGGTCTTGTCTTCGACCAGGTACTTTCGTCTGAGCTTTCTTGGCATCAGGTTTCAACATCCCACTCGCCGCCCTCGTCGATCTCTCCACCGGGCAGGCGGTCAAACGCCCGATCGAGCTGAAGCCGGTCCCAAACGGTGCGTCCATTGGGCCTCTTCGGTCGGGGCATCCTTCCATCTTTCACCATTTCGTCAAACAGGCTCGTCGAGACGCCGACATAGGCCGACGCCTGCTCGCGGTTGAGGCCGCGCACGGGCGGTAGCGGGCAGGCGGTCACTCGCGGCGTCGATCGGCTGAGAGCTACCATCAGCGGATCTCCTCGCATTCGAGCGGTGGGTCGCCGATGTGACCCATCATGCCGGCGCGTGCCCGGTCGCGGCGCTTCTGGTTTTCCTTGTGCGTCACCAGCTCCGTATGCTCGGGGTCCGGATTGACGCAAAGACGGTTGCGGCATTTGTGGTCGAGCTGCTTCTTGCCGGGAATGTAACCGTGCTCGTTGGTCCACATGACCAAGTGCACGGCGACCGTCTGGCTGCCGAGCGACATGCGTGGGTAGTTCTTGCCGCGGCCTTTGCTGCCGGAGGTCGGCCCTTGCCAGATCCAGCAGCCGGTTACTGGGTCGATAGCGACCCTCGCCATGATCCTCTCGCGGATCTCGTCTCGGCGGCTCATCATCATCCGTGCCGCCTCCATGCGTCGAAGGCGTTGACCAGGCTGCGCCAGCGGGCTGCGGCATCCTGGTTGCTATCCAGTTCACGGCGGGACGTGATGTTGAGAATGGAGCGAACCTTCGTGGCGGCTCGATCCTTCGTAAGTGGTCGCTGAAGGCCGTGGCGCTCCTCAAGGAATTTCAGAAAGGCCGGCTCGCTGCATTTCATCGCGCATTCGGCGGCGAACTGCTTAGGCTTCGGCTCGCGCGCGTCCAGTTTTTGGCGCAGCTCGCGGATCTCGCGAAAAGCATGCTGCAGCAGGAAATCCATTGCGCGCATATAGGTTGGCGCGTGCGTCATGATCCGGCGATCATCGTAACCGCAGGCCGGCAGGAGATGGGCTATCGGCTCCACCTCTCCGGTCAATGCGTCCTTGGCGCAGATCTCGGCGCGGCCGCTCTCGACTTCAAAGGATTCGCACCATTCCTCGCTGGCAAGGCCGAGCAGGTGACGCGCATCCAGATATTTTTCTTTGGCAAAGTCCATGTTCATGGCTTCGCCTCGCTGCCGTCGTTAGCAATGAGCAGCAGGACATCGGCATGGCATGGGTCGCCGAGCTTGCACCAGCAAGCGAGGTTCTTGCCATGCAGGTCGCGCCGGATCTCTTCGCAGGTTGGCGGCGTGCCGAGTTCCGGTATCTCGCCGCCGATCCACGCGTCGAAGCATTTCACGGCATGTTGCTGCCACTTGCCTTCGATCGGCGGCCGGCCGAGTTCCGCATAGATCGCCTGGAGTTCGATGAGGTCCTGCTTGATGACGGGGTTTCCATATCTCGACGGCCGCGCGACATTGACGGCTGGCAGTCCGTTGGTGGCCTCGCTTGTCTGCTGAAGGTTGAAGCCTTTGGCACGTGAGAGCTGGAGCCGGGCAGGCTTGGTGACGTCAGCCATCACTGAATTCCTGCGCAACGGACGAACTTCGGCTTGCCGTCTTCGACCTCGAAGCGGAAGGCCATTTCTTCGGACCAGTGCCAGATGTTGATGAGGTGCAGGCCGGCCGGCAGCGGTGCGCTGCCGAAACCTTCCGGATCTCCCTGCTTGACGAGTTCGGCGACGCTGTCGAACATGGTTTCGCCATCGGCTTCGTCGGCATGGGCGAAATGCGTGGCGTCGGCGGGGTGAGGATCGCACTCGAAGGTCCGATCGTCATTTACGATCAGCTCAAAGTAACCGTAGTTACGATGGGCGCAGAAGCTCACGACCTGGCCGGGCTCCACCGGCAGGCTGAAGCCGTCGCGGCGATCCCTCGCGGCATCCTCGTCGAGCAATTCCCAACCGCCATTGCCGTCGGCGTGGACGCAATCGGCGGGGTCAGCGACGAGGATGCCGACGACCTCGTCGAGCCAGGCTGTCGGGCACCACTTGGTTACGACTTCCTTTTCCGGATTTCCAAAGAGGTCAGCCATTGGCGTTTTCCCTGATGACTTTGACCTTGCGAATAGCGCCGGCTGGGACGCCGCGGCGATCGGCCGCGATGTCGCGTGCGGTCTTGGCGTCGGCGGCGGCGATGTCGATCGGCGACAGTTCGGGATCGTGGAAATGGATGCGGAAGGGCAGACGAGCGATCGTCATTGGCTCGCCTCCGCACGGGCGGCCAGATATCCGCTGATTGCGTCTTCGATCATCGTCCGTTCGCCATCGGACGGCGTATGGTCGTCATCGCCCCGGAACTCATACTCCTGAGCGAACGCGTGCGGCGTGATCGCTTCCGCTTCTGCCCGGTCACTCTCGAGTATTTTCTGCCAATGCTTGAAGCCATCGAACTTGCGGCGCTCGCGTTCGGATTCGCCTTTGAACGGCTCGTCCAAAACGTCGAAAAGCCAGCGCAGCGCCGCCTTGAGGTCGGCCGCCTCTTCAAAGAGATGAGTCCGGTTGAGCTTATGCGTGACCGGCTCCGCTTCGTGGAAGCCTTGAATAAGGCAACGAGCCAAAGCCTGAGAAAGCTCTGCGCACTCCTCGGCGCACTTGCCGAGCGCCTGGTGCAAAACGATGTCTGTTTCCGGTTTCCAGAGGGTGATGCTCATGCCGCGACCCTCCAGTCAGCGCCCTTGTCCTGCGCCTCGATCGCTTTCACATGCATCGAGATCCGGGGTAGAGAGACGTGCATCACCTGGTAGGTGCCACGCTCGATGCAGCGGACGGTGTGGACAATGCGGCGATCGTCGGGCGCGGCGGAACGCTGCTGCGCGCCAATCCAGCGAGGGAGACGCAGGCGCAGGTAGCGCTCCATGGACGGGAGGGGCACTGAGAAGCGCACCGCCATCTCGCGCGCGGTCGCGCCTTGCTCCCAAAGGCGGTGAACGATCGGTTCGGCGGGGATGGCGCCGTCAAGGGGATAGTGGCCCATCAGACGCGAGCCTCCGATGCAAACTGCCATTCCTTCTTGACTGCCGTGTTGCCGGCGAGGAACACCGACATCGCCAAAGTGGCCGTCAAGGCAAGGGTGACGCAGAGAAGCCGAAAGCGGCTGGGGCAGGCTTCCAGCCGCTCCTTGTGACAGCCGGTAAAGCGATCGTTCATGGCTTAGAACCTCCATGGCGCGGCGCGGTCGAAATAGCGCTGCGCGAGATCGCGCTCGTCGCTGCCGTTGCAACCGTCGAGGGCGCAAACGTCGCGAATGAAGCCTTCCAGGACATCCTTAGGGCTTACGTCGGAGTGCTCGCATCTGGCTACGAACTGCGGCGGCAGAGCTATCTGGATTGATTTCGGCTGTTTCGGCATTGGTTGATCTCCGCAGGGGGCGACGAGGAAAAGGATGATCAGGAGGCTTGCGGCGATGCCGGCGAACGCGCCGCGCACGATCGAGACAGGCAAGTCGATTTCAGAGGACGGCTGCGGATCGTGGCGGCGAGTTCTCCTCGCCATGGCGTTTTACGCCGCCTGGACCATGGCGGTGGCGAGTTCGGTGGCGCGTGTGCCGAAGATCTCGATCTGTTCGGTGCGGAAGCCCTTCAGGCGCAGGTCATCGGCCGTGCAGCCGTCGCCGACCTCGATCATGGCCCTTGCCATGCGGTTGATGGTGTTCCGGGTGTTCATTCCGCCGTTCGGTTGCATGGCGATATCTCCGCTTGGGGGTGGTTGGATCCTCCCGAGGCGGCGCGGAGATGCTGAACCGTGATCCGCGCCGTCCTTCGACGAGGAGGCGAGGCAAATATTGCCAAATAGGCAAAACACGTCAAGAGGTAAGTTGCCTATTTGGCAAAGATGGCAGGTTTACCTGCTGCCATCTGCCCTTGTCCATTCGGGTTTCGGCGGGTTTAAGTTGTGGTCAGAGTAGAGAAAGTCGTGGAGATGCGGGGATGTTGGCGACCTTGGCGGTGATTGTGCTTGCCTCTTCTGGGCCGTCTGCGACGTGTTTAGCCGCTGCGCATAGGTTCACGGCTTTTCTCGTGGAAGAGGCGAGGGGCACCAGGCACGAAAAGCAGATCGCAGACTCAATCTCGGCTGCCGGGGGCATGGACGCAAAGGCGCGGCAAATCGCAGCCGGCATGACCGCGGACAAATGCGCGTTCATACTTGCCGCACCCGATTCTAGCGTGCGTTCGCTCGCCATTGCCACATTGCCGGAGCGTGCCGGCAAGTGAAGGCCATCTCCCTCATCTTCGTGGCCGCAATTGCTGCAGGTCCGGATACGCCCATCATCGGGCGCGCTTCCGTGGTTGACGGCGATACGATCGAGATACATGGGCAGCGCATTCGCCTTAACGGCGTCGACGCACCGGAAAGCGGGCAGCGATGCCGGGACGCGGCAGGCGTCGAATATCGATGCGGGCGGGAGGCGGCGGAGGCGTTAGACGCTTTTCTGGCGGCAGCGCGGCCGACACTATGCACAGTCACCGGCCGCGACCGTTATCGTAGATACGTTGCGGACTGCACCAGGTCAGACGGTTCCAACGTTGCAGCTTGGCTTGTGAAAAACGGGTACGCCTTGGATTGGCCCCTGTATTCGAAAGGAGCCTATGCGGCGGACCAGACACGGGCGCAGACTAGCCGAGCGGGTATCTGGAAAGGGTCGTTCGAGATGCCGTGGGATTGGCGCAAGATGAAGCGTTAGCCGGAGGCGGTCATCTTCTGAACCATCTTCTGGCGAGCTGCGGGCGTGAGCTTGCGCCACTGACCGCTCCGGATCACCGATTGAATAGCCGCGACCCATACAAGGCGGACGTTTCGGATCGGGGGAGCGTTGTGGCTTTCCAAGTCATAGGTGCCATGCTCTGCGCCTTGCAAAACGCGCTTCAAGAACCGCTGCCCGGTGCTCGTCTTTACGGCAGCCTCCCATCCAAGGACTTCGTCAGCGACAACGCCCTGGCGCCAGCAAATGATGATGTCGCCGTCGTCATAGCGGGGCCACATCGATTCGCCCTTCACTTCGAACGCCAAGGCGTCATCAGGGAGAGTAAAGGGTGTCTCGATTTCATATAGCCCTTCAGGCGGTATCTGTTCCTCGTCGGGCAAAATTTCCGCTCCTGCTCCAATACGACCCATGACGCTGACGACGTTGGGGGCTCGGCCTGGCGACTTCGCGAGGATCTCTTGCGGGGAAACCCCGAGCGCATGGGCGAACAAGTTCAGGTTTTTGACCGAGAGGTTACGTTCGCCGTTCTCAAGTCGGGATACGTAAGACACCGAGAGCCCAGCTTTTTCCGCCAGATCCTCGATCGTCATGTCGCGCTCGTTGCGCAACTCGTGAATTCGATTGGGATAGATTTTGTCCATATGGCAAATTTCCAAAGCGGGACAAAGAACTCCATAGCCATATAGGCAAAAAAGGGCCTTGACGAAAATTTGCCTATTTGGCAATTTCTGCCCCATGGATGCTTTGTCGCTGTACTTGAACAAAACGAAGGAACGGCTTTCGGCTTTTGCGGTGCGCATAGGCCGCTCGCCGAGCACGCTATCTCGTGCACTTTCCGGGCAGCGGGACCCAAGCATTGATCTCGCGCGCGATGTTGAGGCCGGAACCGGCGGCTGCATCTCGGCGATCCAGTTTCTTGAGATTTGCCTCGCTGCTCAGGCGGCAGAGGCTTCGCGCTCGGCCCCTCAAACGGGGGCCGCCGAATGATGGCCTTCCCCAAGCAAGGTGCGAGAAGAACCGGTGTACTCCTCCCCGCCGGGTGCCTTGCTGCCTGGCAGGGGCGCGACATCTCCTCCCGTCGCGCTCCTGCCTCTTCTTTTCTGACTGCCTACCCATGTGGACCTCCGTAATCTGACGGCCTGAATCTCTCACCTCCGAACCTTTCCCACCACGGGAAAACCCGACCGGATTTCCCGGCGCGGGAAACGCTTTTCTTTGTCTTGGAGCAGCCAATGACCGTTTCCGAAACCTGGAGCTACCGTATCAAGGCGGCGCAGCGAGACCTGATCAAACGCGCTGGCGGAATCGAACGCGTTGCGGAGATCACCACATTCTCAAAGAGCCAAGTGGGGCGCTGGAACAGCTCGACCGAAGCGGATCTGATGCCTCTTGCGGCAATCGTCGTTTGCGAGGCCGACACCGGCGTTGCCCTGGTGACTGCCGTCATGGCTGAAATCAATGGGCGGCGCCTCAGCGACCCTGAAGAGGAAAAGCGCGGCCAGACGAGCGTTTTCGCTACCTTCGCCGAGGCGAAGCGCCACGATGCTGAACTGACGCACAGCTTCTCGCTCGCCATCGCCGACGGCTATGTCTCTGCGGCCGAGGCCGATGTCGCAGATCGCAAGGCTGCGGCTCAGATCAACGCGCTGACCGAATTTCGCGCGTCGCTCGCAACCATCAGAGCGCAGGGCGGCGGCAAGGCCGCACTGCGTGTCGTCGGCGGGGACGGCGGCGAATGATCGGCGACCTCCCGAAGAACCTGGGCGAGAAGGCGGAAAGACTCCTGTCGGCAGCGCTCGCCGCCGGCGTTCTGGTCGTCGCGACTGAGCGGGACATGAAGACCTGCCGGAACCTCAACGGCCGGGGACTGCTGCGCCGCAACCCGCAGGACGCGTGCATCTGGTACCCGACCGACAAGGCATACAGCCTATCGGGCGTGGACCGGCCCGCCGATATGGAACCTGTGAACCATAGCGGCGCAGTCGTCGCCCTTCATGCGGCAAACCATGCGCAGGTGTCTGACATCGTGCCGATCGGCATCGACGGCGGGGTCGACGTTTTGATGACCTCGCCACCTTGTGAGGGTTTCGCGGTGCCCGCGTCACCGGCAACGCCGGATGCGGAATCGTCGGACCTCGTCACCTCGATCAAGATTGCGCGCGCGCTCTTGAATGCCGGCGACGTGCGGGCGGCTCTGCTGCTTTCGTCTGGGGCCTATGAGCAGGCGAAGGCGGCGTTGAACTATGCTGAGAAGGTGAAGGCCTCGCGCGAGCTGATCGACAAGGCGCGCCGCATGCAGGCGGAAGCGCTGAAGATCGAAAGCATGTGCTACGTCGCCATGGCCGACACGATCGACGAGGCGCAGCAAAAAGGGAAGGTCGCCAAGCAGGGGCGGGTAAAGGTCCGCGATGCGGACGTTTTCACACTCGACGATGTCGGCATTGACAAGCGCCGTCTACACGAGGCGCGCAAGCTCCGCAATGTCGTGCGCGAGCAGCCTGACTTCGTCGATCGCGTGATCGCGGCACGACTGGAGGCCGGGCTTGATCCGAGCCGGCGCAGCCTGTCGCACGCGATCGGCACGCGCTCGGCTCCTGCGGAAGACAAGGGCGACCAGCTCTATCAGACGCCGATCGAGGCGATGCGCACGCTGCTGGCGCTGGAAAGCTTCTCGGCGACGGTGAAAGAGCCGGCGGTCGGCAAGGGCGCGATTATGCGCCCGCTCGAAGATGCCGGTTACGAGGTCATGATCGCGGATCTCGTCGACCGGGGCGTTGCCACGCGGCACGGCGAGCCGCAGCAGGTCGGTGACTTCCTGCTGTCGGTGGCTGGCGGTTCCGCAGGCGTCGATATCGTCACCAATCCGCCCTATGCCGAGCTGGCGAACTCGTTCCCGGCTCATGCGCTGCGCGAACACAAGCCGCGCAAGATGGCACTGCTGCTCAACTGGAATTTTGCGGCCGGGTTCGACGATCCGAACCGCGTCTTCGTCATGGACGAAAACCTGCCGTCGCGCGTCTACCTCTTCACTCGCCGGTTGCCGATGATGCACCGCGACGGATGGGACGGTCCTGAGGCGTCGAGCCAGATGAATACGGCCTGGTTCGTCTGGGAACGCAACGACGACGGCAGCTATGGCGACGGTTTCCCGCGCATCATCCGCGTGGACTGGAGAGCCTACGAGAACGCCGCGCCGCTGGCGCCGGGGGCAGGCGGCAACGTCGCGCCGATGACCTTCAAGCCGCAACCTGACGAGTTCGCCCGCGATACGCCGCGGAAGACGCTTGACGAACGGCTGAATGAGGAGCGGGCACGCGCCCTCGTCTGGATGTTGGAGCGCGGCGAGTTCGATGCGGTGACATTGCGGCGTGGGATCGGCGTTCGTCCGATCGTGGCCGATGCGCTGATATCAGGGCTTTCGGCAGACGGGCTGATCGAGCCGCGCGACGGGGAGTGTTGGGCGTTGTCCGATGCCGGGACATTGGAGCTTCAGCCGACCGCCGGGGCCTTGTTGTTGGAGGCCGTCGCACAATGACGCCGCTTCTCCCGATTGTCGAAGAACTGCTCGACGCGCCCGACGATGCCGCTCGGGCTCGCTGGATTCTCCACGCGCCCTTGCACGTGCTCTTGCGCGACGAGATGGCGATCCGCGCCGCGCTCCAGCGGGCGGGTTTTCAGCTGGGCCTCACGTGCTTGGCAACCGAGATCGCCGCGCTCTGCGGCACCCGCTGCGATGACGGCGGCCATCCCATCACTTTGCGGGTCTCGCGCGAATACGCGCGCCTGCAGCTCGTCGAGATCGCGCGCAGGAGGCCCAATTCATGACGGACACGTCGGCAAACTATCGCGTTCTGGTCGCCTGCGAGTTCTCGGGCACGGTTCGTAACGCATTCAGCGCTCGCGGATATGATGCATGGTCCTGCGACCTGCTGCCGAGTGAGGATGGCAGTAACCGCCATATAGTCGGCGATGCCCGCGATTTTCTGAATGACGGGTGGGATCTGCTGATCGTTGCGCATCCGCCGTGCACGCGGCTTTGCAATAGCGGCGTGCGCTGGCTGACGAAACCACCGCGAGGCAAAACGCTTGAGCAGATGTGGGCGGAGCTGGATGAGGGCGCTGCGCTGTTCTCTGATTTCTGGAATGCCCCGATTGCTCGGATAGCGATCGAGAACCCGGTCATGCATCGACACGCAAAGGCGCGCATTCGCAACTACGAGGAATTCGCGCAGAGCGTCCAGCCTTGGCAATTCGGCCATCCCGAGGTCAAGCGTACGTGCCTTTGGCTGAAGAACCTGCCGCCATTGGAGCCAACAAATATCGTCGACGGGCGCGAAGCTCGCGTGCATCGCATGCCGCCGGGACCTGATCGCTGGCGTGAGCGCTCGCGCTTTTTCACGGGCATCGCCGAGGCGATGGCCGACCAGTGGCCGGAAGTAATTACAGGCGGCCAGTGCGGCGGTAAGGCGGTGGCGGCGTGAACTGGTCGGACGAAGGTTACAGGATCGTCCTGATGTGCGGCCGCGTGGGCGTTGGGGCGGTCTATCCGCCGACCCGGCGGGCCAATGTTTGGCGTTGGCGCGTTTGGGTGACGGAAACAACGCATCCGGTGGCAGGCTCAGCGCCGAACCGGGGAGGCGCGGTCGCGCAGGTCGAGGGACGGTTCCGGAAGTTCCTGAGGGCCGCCGAGCTGGTGGCTGAAGGCGGTGGCCTATGACGGCACCTGCTCGCCCTGAGGTGCTCTGGATCAATCCGCGTGTGGCGGCGCTCCTCGTCGACCGTCGCGCCCATCAGCAAATGACATTGGAATTGGAGGCGGTGGAGTGAGCACGGCTCGACTATCAATCATTCCCGGCTGGCTGGTCACCGATCAGCGGCTCAAGGGGCGGGATCTGCAGGTTCTCTGCGTTCTCGGACGACATACCAGCAGCAAGCACGGATGGTGCCGGCGCAGTCAGGTCAAGATGTCTGAGGAGATGGGCTGCGCTCGCTCCACCGTTCAGGCCTCCCTGGATCGCCTCGTCCTTATTGGAGCCGTAGAGCGGCGCGTGGTGTCCAGCGACAGCGGCCGAGACAGCGCGCATTGGTATCGGGTCATTTACGATCGCGAGACGCCCGATTCTGCATTCCAAACTTGGGACAATGATGGCGATCTTTCCGACGAGGAATTTGCTCCTATTTCCGAGGAGGAAGAGGGTGCACCCCCCTGCCGGCATACCGGCACCCCTGCCGATATATCGGCACCCCCTGCCGGTCCAGAGTCGGCACCCCCTGCCGGTCCTGGATCGGCACCTATTAACGACTCTTGTTTAACGGCTCCTGCTGAACGGTCGGAGAGAGAGCGCGCGAGCGAGGACGAAACGGTTGAAAGCCGGCAGTCGATCGAGCGTGGCTTCAAGCGATGGTTTCCGACGTGGCCGACCCATCTGGACGATAGCGAGACGGAAGCGCGCAAGGCCTGGTATCGGCTGACGCCTGACGAGCGTCGAGAAGCTATCGACCTCACGCCGGCCTATCTCAGGGCGCGTGAGCAACTCGGCCGAACGAAAAAAGGCACGGTCGCCGCAGGCAAGTATCTTCACGAAAAGCGCTGGCAGCGGCTTGGCGCTGTGGCTGCCGCTGCCGTCAACCCGCCAACCGTGCACAAGCCCTTCAGTAAGGCGTGGCAGGCCTTGGCGCTCAGTCGCCTTTTCGAACCGGACGCACCGATGCCGGCGATGACGCCCTTCCTTCAGCAGACTGTGAAGGCTGGTGGACTGATGGCCGATCGCGTCCGCCGTGAGCATCGCCAACGCTGGGCCTGGCCGAAGGTGACCGAGATGTATGCGGCCGCCGAGCAGTTTCGCGGCCAGGTCATCGATGGAGCCATCGTCGCGGCGGGCGAAGGGTTCAAGAGCTACCACGTCGATTCCGCCGAGGTGCAGGCCTATCGGCAGTTCTATGAGCGAATGGATTGGCCGTGGCCTCGGATGGGCGACGCCAAGTGGATCTGCTTCCCCCTCGTGGAGGCTGGCGGCAGCGTCGAAATGGCAATCGAGACGTTCAAGGCAACCATCAGCGAGGGGCAGGGTGACCATGATGCAGCATAGGGGAATGAAGGGTCAGCCGATCGCAACGCAGACTAAAGACGGATTTAGGGATCGCATGCGGCGAATCACAGCAAAGAATTTGAAGGCAGCCTCGATGAAAGTGACCGAAATGAACCCCGAAAAAGCACGTTGGCACTGCCTGCATGTCTTGCGCGGCAAAGAATTTGATGTGGAAAACGCGCTGACGGCGGCCAACGTTGAGGTCTTTGTGCCGCGTGAAAAGATCGTTTCCATTCGTCGGGGCAGGAAAATCGAGACCGAGATTCCGCGTTTGCCAAGGTATGTGCTGGTTCGTGTGGTCGGGTCGGCCGAGGCATTTTTGGCGCTCCGTCACCAGAAACACGTCGTCGCTATCGTTGGCTGCCATACTTACTATCACGTCGTCAGTGATAACGATGTGGCTGTTTTCAGAGCACTTTCCGAAGGACTCCAAGCGCCGCGCGTGGCGACTGACAAGACGATTGGACAGGGCACTTTGGCCGAGATCGTGTTTGGTCCATTCGCCGGCTTCCGGTGCGTCGTTACTGCTGTAAAGTGGAGCCGCGAGGCGAGGGTAAGCGTCCGCATCGAAGTCGGTCAGGAAGGGCACAGCAGGCCATTCGACATCGAAAGCATGCCTCTTGCGTTTCTCAAGAAGCTGTGAGAGTCATTTTTGCAACGGACGAGCCGGATGACGTTACCCTCCGATCCCTAGATCAGATCTAGGGCAGAGCAGGCGAAAGCCTCAGGGAACCAACGCACCGGCCCCATGCCCTTAAGCCTCGTTACGAGGCATCGAGTCAGGGCCAGTGCTACTGCTATGAGAAGATGACAGGCGGCCGAGAGGTCGCCTTTTTCGTTTAAGAGATATGAGCATCTCGCAGGCTTTCGAACGATGATTGATGCGCATATCAGGTTTGATCTCTCGAAGTTTGAGCGGTCCCTTGCCGACATTGAGCGCAAGCAACTGCCTTACGCGATCATGCTCACGCTGAACGAAACGGCAAAGGGCGGTCGCCTCGAAGTTCAACGCGAGATGGATCGCGTGTTTGACCGGCCCACGCCCTATGCCAAACGTGGCGTCGTGTACGACAGGGCGACCAGGCAGAACCTGCAGGCCGCTGTTGTTGTGACGGGCGATCGAACCAAGGGCGGACTGCCGGCAACGGCGTTCCTCGGGCCGCAGATCGAGGGCGGGATGCGCACGCATAAGGCTTTCGAGCGGCAATTGATCGACCGCAACTTGATGAAGCGCAACGAAGTGGCAGTTCCTGCGAAGCGTGCGCCTCTCGATCGATACGGCAATATGACACAAGGGTTTCTGAACCGGGTCATGGCCGACCTGCAGATCGACTATCGTGGTGCCGGTGCTACCCGCGTCCGCTCCGACAAGTCGACGAAGCGAAACAAGAACTACAAGAACGCTCGGTTCTTCGCTGCGAAACGCCCGGGCCATCTCTTCCCGGGCATCTACCAGCGAGATCCGACCACTCAGACGATCTTCCCGGTCATCCTGTTCGTATTGCAGAGCACCTATCGCATCCGCCTTCACCTTCGTGAGGTCGTCGAGCGCTACGTGACCGCGAACATTCACGATCACTTCGCTGTCGCCTTCGAGAGGGCTGTTCGAACGGCCCGATGACCGGTTGACCGGTTCGCGGGTCCTTCCTGAGAAAACCCACCCCGCGGGTATTTGGCACCGCGGTGGTTGCCCAGTCTGAGCGGGTTTTTGAAGCCTAAAGTCAGAGCCTAAACTAAAGAGCGCGGCTAAAGTCGAACCCTAAAATGAGCGTCTCTCTCGACACGATGACGAAGGGTGCCTTCGCCGCGCACATTGGCGTGAGCGCCGGGCGCATTTCGCAATACATCGCCGAAGGCAAGATCTACGGCGACGCGCTCGACGGCGAGGGCAGGGCGGCGAAGATCAGGCCGGCAATCGCGCAGCGTCAGTTGCAGAAAACGCTCGAGCCATCACAGCGCTTCGGTGCGAATGGTCAGGCGGCGTTGAATACGCCGACGCGGCAGTCGGCGATGGATCTATCGGGACGGGCGCGGTCTCCGATGGCTCCGCCACCGTCGTTTCCGGACGAGCCGGACTTGCTGATCAAGGACGACGTCGCCGACAAGTTGGCGGCCGAACGTCTTCGCCAGCAGCAGATCAAGACGGCGCAGTTGGAGCGCGAAGAGGCACTCGAAGTCGGCCGCTATGTTCTGGCCGACGAAGCGCGCCGGCAGATCGTAAAGACGGCAGCCGAAGCGTTCAAGGTGATGGAACTAAGCATCCCGACGATGGCGAAGGCGATGGCCGCTGAGTTCGGCGTTCCTATGCACGATGCGATGCACGCCCTGCTCAAGGCCTTTCGTCAGGCTCGGTCGAAGGCGTCAAAGGATTTCGCCGCCGCGGCCGCCGAGCTGCCCGAGCATGTCGAGGACGAAGGGCAGCCATGACGATGCTCTTCAACCCCGAGCGGCTCGCGCTGGAGGTGCTGGCTGAGATCTGCGAGCCGCCGCCCTCAGTCGACTACCTCGGCTGGGCCAAGCGGAACATCGTGTTTTCGGAGCGCATCACGGACCATCCGGGGCCGTACAACGAAGACCTGGTGCCGTTCTTCTCGGAGATTCTCCGGGCGCTGTCGCCCGAGGACCCGTGCAACATCGTCAGCCTGGCGAAGTCGGCGCAGATCGGCGGCACCATCTGTGCCAACATCTTCACGCTCGGCTCGCTCGATATGGCGCCAGGCGATTTCCTCTACGTCCACCCGACAGAGGAGAACGCCGCCCGTTGGTCGAAGACGAAGCTGATGCCGCTGGTGCGGGAGATGCCTGTCGTCGCCAAACTGTTCTCGCAGAACAGCCGTGATGCCAGCAACTCGGTGCTCTACAAGGAGCGCATCGACGGGCGCGGCGCCATCCAGGCGGCCGGCGCCAACTCGCCTGCGGGCCTGTCGATGATCTCGCCGCGAAAACAGGTCCAGGACGACCTTGCCAAGTGGCAGATGAACGAGGCCGGCGACCCGGAAGTCCAGGCGGACAGCCGTAGCAAGGCGTTCTTCAATGCCAAGGTCTTCAAGATCTCGACCCCGATGGTCGAGCCGGGATGCAAGATCACGGCGAACTATCGCGAGGGAACGCAGGAGAGCTATCACGTCCCATGCCCGCACTGCAGTGAGCTGCAGGAGCTGCGCTGGGAAAACATGCGGGATCATATCGATCCCGAGCATCCGGAAAACGCGCATTTCGTCTGCATCGGCTGCGGCTGCGAGATCCACGAGCATCACCGCGAATGGATGGTGCGGCCGGAAAACGGCGCGAAGTGGGTTGCGAAGTATCCGGATCGGGCACGTCGCCATCGGTCGTTCCGGATCTGGATGGCCTATTCGCCCTTCGAGCGCTGGGAAAACCTCGCGCGCGAATGGATCTCGCTGCAGGCCGGTGGGCCAGAAAAGCGGGATAATGGCTCCGGCGCCGAGCAGACGTTCTTCAACGATTGGCTCGGTCTCGCCTACGAGGCCGACAACAAGGCGGTCGATTGGGAAGTGCTGCGCGACCGTGCCGAAGGCGAGCAAGGTTTCCGCCGCGGCGTTATTCCGGCCGAAGCGCTCGCGCTGGTGATCGGCGCCGACGTTCAGGGCGACCGTGTCGAGTGGCTGCTCGTCGGTTACGGGCGCAATCGGTACCGTGCCGTGATCGATCATGGTGTAATCGACAGTCGGGCCGGTAGCCATCTGCCTGGCTTTCAGGAGCACTCCGGCCACATCTCGGAATCGGAGGTGCGGGCGGCGCTAGACAAGCTGTTGCAGCGAGAGTGGACTGACGAGTTGGGCCGGAAGAGAACGGCCGATCGTCTCGCGATCGACGGCAACGCCTACACCGACGATGTGTGGAACTGGGTTCGCAAGCACCCGAAGTCGCGCGTCATCATGGTTCGCGGCGGCAACACCGAAGCCGCGCCGCCGATCATGCAGACGAAGGAGTACGACAAGCGGGGCAAGCCGAAAAAGCAGAAGTGGTCGTCGCGCTTCTTCACCTTCAACGCCTCGGCGTTCAAGCTTCGGCTGTACAGGGACTACAAGAAGACCGATCCTGAGCGCGCCGGCTACATCCGTTTCGCGCGCGGCTTCGGCGATGACTTCTTCCAGCAGGCGACGTCGGAAGCCCGCGTTCCGGAGAAGACCCGTAGCGGTCACACCCGCTATGTCTGGAAGCTGCTCGACGGCCGGCGCAACGAAATCATCGACATGCTCAACCAGAGCTTGGCCGGTGCCTACCGTTGGGGCGTTCCCTACTGGACGGACGAGGAATGGGACGCCGTCGCCGACCGCCTCGGCAAGATCGAAGCGCCGGTTCAAGGCGACCTCGAAGACCAACTCAATCGGGTTGAGGTGAAAACCGAACAGGCGCCTGACGCGCCGACACCCGACAATTCATCGCTCGTCGCGGCAGCACTCGCTCGCGCCGAGCGGGCTCGCCAACGCAATCGCTAGGATCATCCTATGGCCCTGACCGAACAGGAACGCGCCGTGCTTCTGGCGCGGCTCGACGAGGCGCGCGAAGCGCTCCACCAGTTGGAGATCGGTCGCGCCGAAGTCAGCTTGAACTACAACGGCGAATCTATGGCTTTTGCGGCAGCCGATCGCGGTTCTCTGCGCCAGTACATACGCGATCTTGAGGCGAAACTCGGTCAACGCCGTTCCGCGCGCGCCCGTGGCCGGGGAGTGATTTTCGGATGAGCGATGTCGCAATCCTCGGCCCGGACGCCAAGCCTTTGCCCGAAGCGACCCGCAAGGCCGCTCGCTTGCAGATGGCAAAGAACCGGATGATGGCATCGGCCGCCTACCAGGGCGCCGGCAATGACCATCCCTCGCTTGCGAAATGGCGTCCGGGCACATGGTCCGGCCAGTCGGCCTTGTCGTGGAACCGCGCCGACCTGGTCGACCGCTTGAACGACGTCGCACGCAATGATGGCTGGGGCGCGGCCGGCACGTCGCGCCTCGTCGACAACATCATCGGTTCGGGCTGGACGCTTGCGGCGCGGCCGAACCATGTCTCACTGAACATGACGTTCGAGCAGGCCGACGAGATCGCCGACAAGCTCGAGGCGCTGTGGCGCGACTACACGCAGGACGTCGACAAATGGTGCGATGCCGAACGTACGAAGACGATGGCCGGCGTTCTCGGCCTTGCTGCGCGTCATCGGTTCGGCCCTGAGGGCGAAGCCCTCGGCGTCATCATCTGGCGCGATGATGCACCGCTGTTTCAGACGGCCGTCCATGTCATCGACCCGGCGCGTTGCTCGAACCCACATGGTCGGATGGACGAGGAGTTCTTGCGCGACGGCGTCGTGATCGATGGATACGGTGCCCCGCAAGGCTACCATTTCCGCAAGTCGCATCCGGGCGAGTTCTTTGCAGGTAACACTGGTCTCTGGGACTGGGAGTATGTCGAGCGCGAAACCGAGTGGGGACGGCCGATCGTCGTCCACGCTTTCGAACAGAAGCGAGCCGGGATGACGCGCGGCGTCTCGGACTGGGCGCCGATCATCCGTTCGATCAAGCAGTCGACGGATTATGAGGACTTCGAGAGCCAGGCCGCAGCGTTGAACGCGGTCATGGCGGCGTTCATCGAGACGCCCTTCGATCCCGAAGAGCTGCTCGACGCGATGGGCGAAGATGTCTCGGCGTCAAAGGTCTCGAGCCTGATGGGAGAGTTGTCGGCGGCGCAGAAGGCCTATTACAGCGCCGCCCCGATCGACCTCCCCGGTGTGCGCGTCAACGTGCTGCAGCCTGGCGAGAAGGCGAACCTGACGAAGCCGGAGCACCCGAACGCGAACTTCGAGGCGTTCGTCAATGCTGCGCTTCGCAAGGTCGCGAGCGCGATCGGCATCACCTACGAACAGCTCACGATGGATTGGAGCAACGTCAACTATTCTTCCGCTCGGGCGGCGTTGCTCGAAATCTGGCGCGGCCTGACCGCCAAAAAGGGCGGCTTCGCTGCCCAGTTCATGGGGCCGATCTACCGCGCCTTCGTCGAGGAAGTCTTCGACAAGGGGCTGATCGAACTTCCGGAGGGTGCGGTGCCCTTCGATCAGAACCCTGCCGCCTGGTGCCATGCGGACTGGATCGGTCCTGGCCGCGGCTGGATTGACCCGCTTCGTGAGGCGCAGGCCGCAGGCGAGCGGATCGACAACAACCTGACTACGCTGCAGCAGGAAGCGGCCGAACAGGGTCGAGATTGGAAGATGGACGCCCTGCAGCGCGCCCGGGAAAAAGCCTTTTACGACAAGCTCGGCCTCTCGGCCGGAACCGCGAACCCTGGTGTGCGCCCGCGTGTCGTCGACGATCGCGAGCCCGGCGAGGACACCGAGGAGGAGGTCAACGGCCGGCAGTCGGCTCGGCGCCGTCATCCGCTCGGCATCCCTGCCATTGCCAGAAGGAAACCGGCATGAGGAACTATCCGGAAATCGCCAGCCGCATGTTCGGCACGCCATTGATGCTGCATCCGTCGAAAGGCGACATCATTGCGCGGGCCTTTGGACCGCGAGTTCTTGGGCAACCGGAAGCTGCCGCTCACGTTGTCGGCGGCGAGCAGATGGGGTTGGTCGGAGATCCGCTGGCAGAGTGGACCGATGATCGCGACCTTCGCGAGCAAAACGGCATCGCGTTCATTGATATCGAGGGATCGCTGGTCAACAAGGGAAAATGGATTGGCAAGTCGTCGGGGCTCACGAGTTACGAAGGCATCATTTCCCAGGCCAACATGATCGAGGCCGATCCATCGATCAGAGGTGTTATCTATGAGGTCGATTGTTTCGGCGGTGAAGTGACGGGCGCCTTTGATTGCGCCGAGCGCCTGCATGAATTGTCGCTTGCGAAGCCCACGATCGCGGTCCTGACCGATCATGCCTGTTCGGCCGGCTACCTGCTCGCGTCAGCGGCCCGACAGATTGTCATCCCGCAAACGGGCATCTGTGGTTCGATCGGCGTCATTTCGATGCATGTCGATATGAGCGCCTGGCTGGCGAAGGAAGGTTTGAAAGTGACGATCTTGAAGGCCGGCGCTCGAAAAGCCGACTTCAATCCCTACGAAGCCATCCCCGACGATGTGCTAAAACAGGAACTCGCGGAACTCGAAGAGCTTCGCGTCGAATTTGCAGCGACCGTGGCACGCTTCCGTGCCGGCCGCCTGACACAGGAATCTGCGCTCGCCACGGAAGCGCGGGTCTATCGCGGACAAAAGGCGGTTGATGCCGGCCTCGCCGACGCGGTTGCACGCCCTTCGCAGGTCCTTGAGGCCTTCGAAGCTGAACTGAGCCGGACAGCCGGCTAACCCACCATCATACGGAGACGACGATGTCGAACTTGACGCGTACCCACGCGCTCGCGCGGAGCGTGCTCGCCGCTGTTAGCGGCAGGACGGGGTCCCGGCTGGAAGATGAACGGCCGGAAGACCTCGAAGACGAACAGACTGCCGAAGGCACCGAGGATGAAACCTCGGCTGAAGACGATGTGACCGATCCCGAGGCAGAAACCAACGAAGAGGATACCTCGGCGGAAACCGAGGAAGAGCAGACGGACGAAGGCAAGACCTCGGCAAACGCGATCCGCCGCGCCGAGCAGGGTCGCATCCGCTCGATCCTCACGCATCCGAAGGCGGAGAGCAATCCTGGCCTCGCGAACGAGCTGGCGTTCGGCTCGAAGTTCTATTCGGCCAAGGAAGCCGGCGCGCTGCTCTCGTCTGCTGGCGGCGGTGGTTCCAGCCTCGGCGCCCGCATGGCCGGCAAGACCCCGAAACTCGGCGCAGGCACACCTGGCAGCGGCAAGACCGCGGAGCGCCAAGCAGTGATTGCCGGCGTTCGCGACACCATCAAGGCCATTCATGGCCGTAACCGCAAGGGAGCCTGACCAATGGCTGAAGCAACCTTCGCCCCGAACGATCTGCTCGTCTCCGACGTGCCGGTCGTCACCCGCAACGTCACGATCGCCAGCGGCCAGAACCTCAAACGCGGCGCCGTGATCGGCAACATCACTGCCTCGGACAAGTACGTCCTGTCCGCCGCCGCGGCAGCCGATGGCTCGCAGACGCCTGGCCTTGTGCTCGCGACCGACTGCGATGCATCCGCCGGCGATGTCGTTGCCCCTGCCTATGCGGGCGCCGGCCTCGATGCCTCGAAACTCATCCTTGGCGCCGGTCACACCGCCGCGACCGTGGAAGCCGCTTTCCGCAAGGCAGGCGCGCCGCTCTACGTCCGCAACCTGAAGTGACGGCAAAGACCTGAAAGGTTCCTGACACATGGATATTCTTCTGAATACCGCAGAACTCACCGCGGTTCTGCCGCCTCGTGACCGTCCGGAGGGCTTCCTTCGCGATCGCTACTTCTCGACGACCGTTCTTTCCGACATGGAAGAGATCGTCTTCGACCGCATCCTGCCCGATCGGGAACTCGCCCCGTTTGTGCATCCGGACGTTCCGGGCAAGGACTCGGCGAACCGCGGCTTCAAGGCGACCAGCTTTGCGCCCGCCTATGTGAAACCGCAGAACACGCTGCGCCCGCGCGGCAACATGATCCGCATCCCGGGCGAGCCGATCGGCGGCCGCGACACGGCGGCGGCACGCTACGCCTACAATCTCGCGACGATCATCGACGACCAGGACCAGCGTATTACCCGGCGCGAAGAGTTCATGTGCTCGCAGGCGCTGCGCACCGGCCAGGTTGTGGTGCAGGGCGAGGACTATCCGACCCAGACGATCGCCTACGGTCGCGACGCAGCCCTGACGATTGCGCTGGCGGGTGCGTCTCGCTGGGGTGAAGCTGGTGTCGATCCCATGGACAGCATTGATGCCTGGGTGCAGTTGCTGGTCGACACCAACGGCTTCACCGCTCGCGAGGTGCTTCTCGGCGGCGGCGCAGCCGGTTTGCTGAAGAAGTCGCCGCGCTTCATCGAGATGCTCGACAACCGTCGCCAGGACGGCGGCATCATGCAGCTCGGCCCCGTCTCGGTCGGCGCCGAGAACAAATACTACTCCGTTCTTGGCACGATCGGCGAGCTGACCTTCATCCAGTACTCGCAGCCCTATACGGTCGGCGGGGTAAAGCAGAACTTCTGGCCGTCCTACGGCGTCGGCGTTTTCGATCCGTTCGGCTTCATGGGCCATTTCGCCTACGGTGCCATCCTCGACAACAACGTGCTGCGTTCTGTCGAGCGTTTCCCGGACATGTGGCCGGAGCGGAACCCGTCCCGCACGATCGTGCAGACGCAGTCGGCGCCGCTGCCGATCATGCCGGAGCCCGACGCCAGCCTCTTCGCGCTGGTCCGCTGATCCACCCTGAAACCCACTGCATCCGGATCATCTCCGCCGTCTTCGTGACGGCGGAGCGTGACGGAATTTGGAGGCTCAGATGAGCAAGAAGACAGAGCAGTTCAATGTTACCGTGACCCTCGGCAAGAAGGTATACAAACCCGGAGAGCCCGTGCCGGTCAGCACCAGCGGCGGTTTGTCCGAAGACGAGGTGAAGAACCTCCGCGCCAACTTCGGCGACTACACCGGCGGCTCCGAGATTTCCGAGGGACCGTCGCCGTCGAGTGCCGATCTGGCGAAGATCCGCGACGAATTCACCAAGCTCACGAGCGAGCGCGACGAGTTGCTCGGTAAGGTCGATCGGCTGACGGCCGAGCGCGACACGGCGATCGAGAACAGCAAGGCGCTGCAGAAGCAGAACGAAACCCTTGAAACTGAAACCGACCAGCTAGGCAAGGACAACCAGGTGCTCGCTGACCAGGTCAAGGCACTGCAAGGGCAGGTCAAGGCCCTCGAAGCTGACGTCGAGAAGCTGACCGCAAAATGAGCCGGCGCCCCGAAGCCTTCGCCCGCATGGGCCCGAAGTTCGCAAAGGCGTTCGGCAACGTCGACGCCGTGTTCACCATCGCCGGCGTCGTCAGCCCGAAGGCCGTTCGGGGCATCTTCCGTGTCTGGCGAGACGTCGAGCTTATGGAGGAGGTCGATCAGGCCGTCGAGGGAACCACGCATGTGCTTTCCGTCGCCGCGACCGATGTTCCCGGCCTCGAAAGCCAGCGCGATCACGTCACCGTCGACGGCGTGACCTATCCAATCATCAACGTGAGCGACGACGCCCGGGCCATGCTCAAGCTCTCGCTCTCAGGAGACATCTGACATGAAACAGGAACAGGACGCGCCGGCGCCGGCGAAGATCGACCCGGTCGAAGAGATCTGCCAGGCGCTGTTCGCAACCGACGAGGGCGCGAAGAAGGAAGCGGCCCGCAAGGCCGTCGGCGGCATGACGCAGCGGCCATGGCAGCAGTTGCCGTCCCGCCTGCGTTCTGCGATCCGGTCCGACGTTGGTCACCTTGCCGACCAGAAGAAGACGCGCGAGCAGATCGTGGCGCTCGGTTATTCGGTCGAGATCCTCGGCCAGGCGCTTCGCGACCTGGGCAAGAAGATGGCCTGATATGGCGCACTTTCGCACCCAGGCCTTCGACGCTGTGAAGGCGCGGTTGGTCGCCATTCCGCGTTTCTCCGGTCCAGATAAGGTCGTTCGTGGACGCAAGGGGGCTATCAAGCAGGAAGCTTTGCCCGCGCTGACGCTGACGTGGTCGGAAAGCAACGAGATCGCCAGTGTGCGCCCTAGTTCCGGGCCGAACGGTGAGGATGGCTACGATCGCAGCCTGCCGCTGTCGATCGTCGTTCATCTTCGCGACGACGATCCGGAGGTGGAATTCGACGAGATCTGCGTCGAAGTCGAGAGCGCTATGGGCGCTGCCATCACGCTCGATGGTCTCGTGATTGAGGCCACGCTCGAGTCCGAGCGGCACTATGTGAACTCCCAGACCGGCACCTCTCTATGTGCCGGCTCCATCAATTACCGGATCGCCTACAAGACCCTTGCGGCCGATCCACAGCAGCCGGCGCTCTAGCGCTTCCCCGCTCCAACATCAGAGGACTTTGCCATGGCTCTCGGCCGTCAGCTTACCCTTGCCCGTTCTGCGCTTGCGGGCGCGTTCACTCTTGCCTGCATCACCGAACAGCGGTCCCTCGAAATTAACAACGAGGAGATCGATATCACCAAGCCGAACTGCACAGATCCCGGGGAAAAACTCACCCTCGCGCTGATGTACGGCATCCAGTCCATCCGCTTCAGCGGACAGGGCGCTTTCGTTAGCAGCGCCGTCATGAAGGAAGTTGCGGCCGACGCCATCAACCAGGTTGTCAGGGAGTATCAGGTGACCGTGCCGGGCGTTGGCACCTTCGAGGGTGACATGCTCATTTCGATCACCTTCTCCGGTGACAAGACGAATGAGCTTCAGATGGACATCCGCTGCGCGATGACCGGCGTCATCACCTTCGTCGCGGCGGTGTGACGGAGGCGACAGTGGAAACAGCAGCCAACCCCATCCGCGGAGAGGCGCCGATCAAGATCGGCGCCATCAACTTCCGCATCGCTGTTACATTCTCCGGCCTTGCGCGGTTATCGCAGGCGATCGGCGCCAGGACGATTGATGAGGTCTACGCGCGGCTGCTCGGTTTCGAGCCGAAGGCGGTTGCCTGCGCTGTCCGCGCGTTGATTGTCGTCGACGACGCTGACCAGCTCGACACGCTGGTTGCCAAGATCCTCGACGATGACAACATCTCGCTCGCGGACCAGGCGAACTGGCGCGAAGCTGCAGAGGCTGCGCTCGCCGGCCATGTCGCGGCAGGCAAGATCCGGCGTGACGAGCGGACTGCCAACGACATTGCGGCGGACGCCCTGCTGGGAAAGCCCGTCAGCCCCTCCTGATTTCCGACCATCTCAAGACGGCGTTTCGCGTTGCCACCTCTCCGAAGCTTCTAGGCTGGTCGCCGGAAGTCTTCTGGAGGTCGACGGCCGTCGAATTCGAGATGGCGCTGGAGGGGCTTTCCGGAAAGCTCAGCGGCGCACCGTTCATCTCTCGCGAAGAGGTTCGCCGCGCCGCGGCGGCGTATGGTGTCCGGCCCTCGCTTAAGACTAACCCCAAAGCACAGAGGATTGGGGGTGGTTAGCGCGACTTCACGAAGTCATCGATCTTCGCAATGATGATCGAAAGCGCCATGCTGATGACGCCAAGGCCGAAGGCGGTAGCTCCCAATATCTCGTGCATCGCAGATTTGGCGATGACTGCGACAACGATGCCGCCGAACATCTGCAGTAGCCCCAAAAGCAAGATGATCACGGCCATGGCTTCCCTCCAATGCGACCTAGACGAGCAATCGTTTCAGGGCCGCGAGACTCTCACAGCTCACAGGGAAGTCAACCGCCGTTCTCCCTTGGGGCGAACCTTCAACACTCTCGCCTGAGATAGAGGTGCCCGATGAGCCGCCCTGATATCCCTGTTACTATTTCCGGAGACTCGAAGGGTTTTGAGGCATCCCTTGCTCGCATTCGAGCGTTGACCAAATCCACAGCGCTCGATGTCGTAGGGTCGATCGGTCGGATCAAGAGCCTTGCGGGCGGGGTCGCCGGTGTTGTGGCCGGGATCGTCTCGGCGTCGACCGTCGCCGTCGTTCGTGACGCGGCAAGTGCAATAGCGGCGGTAGGTGACGAGGCGCGGCGTGCAGGCCTCGACGTCAAGTCTTTTCAGGAGTTGAAGTTCGTTGCTGAGCAGAACAGGGTCGGCGTTGATGCTCTGACGGATGGTATCAAGGAACTCAACCTACGTGCCGATGAATTCATTCTGACCGGGAGCGGTTCCGCTTCTGAAGCTTTCAAGCGTCTAGGGCTCAATGCCGACGATCTCGAAAAGAAGCTAAAGAACCCGTCGGCCCTGTTTACAGAGATCATCGGGAAGCTGCAGCAGTTCGATAAAGCCGCGCAGATCCGTATCATGGACGAGGTCTTTGGTGGTACCGGCGGTGAGCAGTTCGTGCAATTGATCGAGGCGGGCGAAGAGGGGATCCGCGACCAGATCAAGGCGGCGAACGATCTCGGGTTGGTTCTCGATGAGCAGTTGATCAAGAAGGCTGCGGAGGTCGATCGCAAGTTCAATCTGATCGCGACGACCGTCGGGGTAAAGTTGAAATCGGCCGTTGTCTCAGCTGCCGATAGCTTGGCTGAGTTCATTGACGGATTTCGTGACTACCAGAACCAGAGGAGCAGCACCCTTAGGAACCGCCAAGCCGAGATTGGTTTGGAGGTCTTGGATCTGGAAAACAAGATCCTCGAGACGAAACAAAAGCAGACGGCCGAGACTGAAAAGCTCTCTGATGTCGCCAAAAGCCTCGGTTTCGAGAACAGCAAGAACACCCTGGCAGCTGGTGTCACTGGGCAAGTTGATGGGCTCAAAACGCAGATTGCCGAGTTGAAGGCTGAGGAAGCTAAGATCGTCGACGCCTTGAATGATCGTGTCGACCGCATGAACAGGACCGCCGAAAAGACCTGGACCCCGCCGGTCATCCCATCCGATGACGGTAAGGGCGGCGGCGGCCGATCCAAGGCAGAGCGCGCGGCCGAGAAGGAAAAGCAGGCGATCGAGAACGTTATCCAGTCACTTCGCGACGAGCTCGCGGTGATGGGTTTGACCGATATCGAGCGCGAGCGGACGATCGCGCTGCGCGAGGCGGGCGTTACCTTCGCCTCGAAAGAGGGGCAGGAAATCTCCAAGCTGATCGACCAGAAATATCGGCAGATGGCGGCCGAGGAAGAGCTGATCGACCAGCAGGAGCGGATGCGCGATGCGGCGCAGCGTGTCGGTGACACGCTCGACGATCAGCTTACCCGCATCGTCGACGGCACCTTTGATGCGAAGGATGCTTTGGCGGCTCTGTTGACGGAGCTGATTAATGTGCAGACCAATGGCAAGGGGCTCTTCGGCTCGCTGTTCGAAGCGTTTTCGGGCGGGTTCGGCGGCAGTAGCAAGGGGCTTTTCTCTCCGAGCTTTGTGCCGAACACGACACTTGGCGATTTCCTTACCGGCGGCGCGCGCGCCGGCGGCGGCGATGTTTCGCCGGGTCGCATCTACCGCGTCAATGAATATGAGGAAGAATTTATGGTTCCGACCAACCACGGCCGGATCATAGCGCCAAGCAAATTGCCAGGCGCGAGCTCGGACGTAGCCGATGGTGGCCGCTCGGTCGTTCAGATCGAACTGAGCGAGGACCTGGTTGCCAAGATCCTGCAACAGGCGAGCGGGCAGACCGTCCAGTTGTTGAAGCGGAACGAGGCGGCGCGGGAGAACATTCGCCAGAACGGCGGGGACTACTGATGCCGGAACTGATCGCGCTTCCGAATGTGGTCTATGGGCCGTCGATTTCCTTCGACCCGATCCGTACCCGTAGCACCGCACGCATGCTCGGCCGGCGCACCGAAACGCTGCTTCGCGGCACGCCCTTCTGGGTCGCGACTTACGCCGCGGGCAAGCTGACCACGGCCGAGGCGGCGGCTTTCGACGCCTTCAACATGCTGGCGAGCGATGGCGGCGTGTTTGCCGGGTATGATCCGCACAGGCCTCGGCCGATCGCCTACCAGGGCGACACACCGCTTTCCGGCGTGAAGGCGGGTGGTGGAGCGTTCAATGGCGACGCCCTCCTGCAGGCGATCACGAACCCGCTGGCGATCGTCGTCAACGGGCTTCCGGCTGGTTTCCAGCTTTCGCCCGGCGACTATGTCGAGGTGCGCAAATCACCGCTGGTGCGGTCGTTGCATCGGATCATGGCGCCGGCGACGGCCAGTGGCACCGGCGTCGTCACCTTGTCGATCCGGTTCGCGCTCGACACCCAGACCTTTGCCGTCGGCAATACGGTCCATTTTGAGAAACCGGCCTGCATCATGGAGATGGACGAAGGCAGCTACAGCCTTCCGAAGTCCTGGCCGAATTACAATGTCCAGTTCACCGCTACGGAGCTGTTCTTCTCATGAGCGTGCTTTCTCCTGAGGTCGAGGCGATCGTCGAAAGCGGCGAGTTCGCGGTGCTCGACCTGATCCGCTTCGATCTGCCGGGCAAGACCGTCGGCTACCACCGCGGCGGGCGGCCGTTCACCTACAACGGTCTCAAGTACCTGCCGAACCGATTCCTCGAGGCGGGCGACATCAACAGCTCCGTCGGTGTGGCGGTGACGACGCGGACGATCGTGTTTTCGAATATTCCGGTCACGGACCCGGATGACGCGGTCGCGAAAATCGAGCAGTACGACTATCCGAACTCGCCGGTCATCATCACCCATCTTGCCGGCGTGCCGAACACCAATGAGGTTGTCGGCATCCTCGTCTCGAACATCTACGAGATCGACCGCGTCAGCTTCAACGACGACGCCCTCGACGCGAAGGGCGCCGGCCTTCTGACGTTGACGATCGAGCTGCAGCCGCCCGGCCGCTCGGCGCGCGGCCAGACGCTGGTCAAGCGCAGCAAGGCAGAGCAGCAGTTCGACAACGACGCGACCGATACCGGTTTCGAATATGTCGCGACCGTCGGCACGATCCCCGAGGAATGGGGACAGGTGTCGAGATAGCGCCATGGAACGGTTTCGAATTGGATCGGCCACGCTTGAGCGTGAGCTGTCGACACCCTATGCCTATGGCCCGGCGGATTGCTTTCACCTCGGCTGCACCATGGCGGACGCGCTGCATGGTACCTCGCTCGTCGAGAAGTACCGAGGCGCCTACAAGACGCTGAGGGGCGCGCATATCGCGCTCCGCCGCCGCGGGTTTTCGAGCCTCGTCGACTTCTGGTCCGCCGAGCTTGGGCAGGATCCGGATGGCGCCGCCTCGGCGCGCTACTTCGACTTGGTCATCCTGCGCCTTGCCGATGGCGCCGAGCATGTCGGTGTCTGCATCGGCAACCGCTTTACCACCAAAACCGAGGGGGGCCGTAGCGACCACGGCCTTTCCGACGTCGTCGCGACTTTCCATCTCGGATAATCCCTTCCATGGCAATCTTCTCGTTGATCACGACGGGGCTTGGCGCCCTGTTCGGCTCGACCGTTATCGGCAATCTTGTGGGTGGAGCGCTGGCATTCGGCGCGAAGCTTGGGCTGTCGAAGCTCGGCCAAAGGCAGCAGAAGAAGCAGAAGTTCACGGCCGTTCAGGGCGAGGTCCAGCTTGGCGGCGACGTGCCTGTCGACACTCTGCTCGGTATCGGCAAGACGCGCGGCCAGCGGCTCTATTATGCCAAGTGGGGCAAGGGCAACAAGATGAACGCCGACGTCTTCGCGCTCGCCAATGGCTGGTGCGACGGCCTCGAGCCCTACATCTTCATGTACGGCCAGAAATACAATCTGGTGCCGAAGGCCGTCGCTGGCGGCGAAACTGCGCGTTACAGCGTCGAGGGCTTCATTGACGGCGATGGCAACAGTTCGATCGACATCCGCTTCTATGATGGCCGGCCCGACCAGGTGCACGATGCAGAGCTCGTCGCCGCCACCGCGGCACTCGGCAACGCCTGGAAGGCGACGAGCCGACTGCGCGGCGTCTGCTACGTCGTCGTCTACCGCTACTATCACCTGCAGTTCTTCCGCGACGCGGGCCGCGGCCGCCCGGAAATCGAGTGGATGCTGCGTGGCCTGCGCGAGTACGACCCGACGAAAGATTCTACCGTCGCCGGCGGCAATGGCCCGCAGCGGCTGAACGACCCGTCGACCCATGTGCACACGCTGAACCCGGCGATCCATCGTCTCAACTACCAGCTCGGGCTGAAGGGCTTGCTCTCTGGTCGGACGCTGATCGGCGAAGGCAAGACGCTCGGCCAGATCGACCTGTCGTCCTACTTCGTGGCGATCAATTATTGTCGGACGCTGCGCAAGGGCAAGCCAATCTATCAGTGCTCGCTCTGGGTCAATTCCGATACCGATCACACCGAAGCGCTCTCGGCTTTCGATGACGCGATGGCTGGCTATGGCTTGAACCGCCGCGGGCTCTCTGGCGTCGTCGTCGGCGCGCCGCAGATCCCGGTGCTCACGATCACCGATGCCGACATTCCAAGCGATCGGCCGAAGCCTCGGCAGCCGCGCAAGTCGGCCTTCGATCTCTTCAACCATCTCTCCGGGCAGTTCACCTCACCCGATTCGATGTGGAACCCGGAAAGCCTGAAGCCGATCGTGGTCAATGCCGACGTCGCCGCGGATAAGCGCGCGCGTCAGACCTCGATCGACTTCCTGCAGGTGCATGACGCTGACATTGCGCAGTACCTGCTGAACGTCCGTTATCGCCAGAACCGCAAGGGCGGTACCATGACATTGCCGGTCAGCCGGCGCGTCGGCCTGAAGGTAATGGAAGGCGAGTGGGTCACCTATCAGGACAGGTCCTGGATGGTCTCGGAGTGGCGTTGCGACGCGGATCTTCGCTTCACCTTTGTGCTCACCGAGACCGGCGCCGATATTTACGACGACGGCGAGATCGAGCCTGGCCCGGTGATCATTCCGCCGACGCCGCCGATCAATCCGTCGCAGTTGTCGGTCGTGCAAAATTTCGCCGTCACCATCGGTGTCATCGCCGGCGCCGGTGGCAGCCAGTTGCCGTGCCTTCGCTTTACCTGGACCCCGCCCGACGATCCGACGATCGTTTCGGTCAACATCACCTACGAGATCGTCGGTGGTGACCAGAGTTTCAGCGCCGTGTCGAATGACCCGGAGAGTGGGCTGAAGCTGACGACGGACAACATCGTGTCGGGGAAGGTGTATCGCGCAAAGGCGACGATCACGACGAACCCGGATCGCTTCCGCACGGAAACGCCCTGGGTAACGGCCGCTGTTCCGACCGCGAACATGAATGTGCTCGACGACTCGATCACTGCGGCAAAGATCGCGGCTGCGGCAGTGACTGCCGACAAGATCATGAATGACGCGGTCACGAGCCTGAAGCTCGCCAATCAGGCGGTGACGACGGCGAAGCTCCAGGTCGGGGCCGTCACCGAGCAGGTCCTCGCCAATGGCGCGGTCATCGCGTCGAAGTTGGCGGATGCAGCGGTGACCGCGCAGAAGCTCGCCGACGCGGCGGTGACGGCGACGAAGTTCGCGTCAGGCATCAAGCCGGTCGAGGTGGTCGGTTCGTTGCCAACGACCGGTAACACCGAGGGTCGGCAAGCGTACTTGACGACCGACGGCAAGCTCTATCGCTACCGCAATGGCGCCTGGACGGCCGAGGTCTCTGCGACCGATCTCGTGGGTCAGCTTCTTGCCAATCAGCTCGCGGATGGCGCAGTCACCAACTCAAAGCTGGCAGCACTGGCGGTTGACGCCGCGAAGCTGGCAGCTAACGCGGTCACCGAAACCAAGATCGCCGATAACGCGATCACCACGCCGAAGATCGTCGCCAACGCCATTGTCGGCGATCACATTGCCGCCAATGCCATCTCGGTCACCAAGCTGATCATGGCGGACTTCAACAACCGCGTTGAAAACCCGAATTTTGGGGAAGGCAATGTCGGCTGGTACATGGCGCCGGGCGTGTCCATCGTCAACAACCCAGCCAACGCCTACATCGGCAACTTCTATATGGAGTTACCGACGGGCGCACAGACCGGGATCAACAGAAACGCGAACATTTTCCCGGTCGTTCCTGGGGAGACCTACAGAGTGCACGCGGTCTGTCGGGCCGTTGGAAACCCAAATGCTACGCTTTTTGCGCGACTGCGGTTTCTCGCGGCCGACAAGAACACCCTGGTTGGCGCTGCCAACCCCGTTTCATTTACATCGGCCGATGCCGCCTATGTCGGGAAGACGGGTCAAGCGACGGCGCCGCCTGGCGCGGTATACGCGTGGTTGGACCTCTTCCTTTCCGCCACGCTCACGTCTGGCGGCTTTCGTGCGGGTTTCGTGTCCTGCCAGCGCAAGGATGCCGCAGAGCTTGTTGTAGATGGCTCGATTGTCGCGGATCATCTAGCCGTGAATTCGGTTACCGCAGACAAGCTTGCCGCAAACGCCGTTGTCGCTGGCAAGATAGCTGCCGGCGCTGTGGCCGCCGACCAGATCGCCGCGAATGCGATCACCGCCAGCAAGATAGCGGCGGGGGCGATCTCGGCCGACAAGCTCGCCGTCGGCCGGGGCGCCAATTACATCGAAAACTCCGACCTGTATGCCGGGCTCACCACCTGGGGTACGCGCTACAGCAATGCCCCGTCGGCCTTCGTGGTTTCGCTGCGCACCGACAACTATGCTGCAAGTGGCGCTGCCATCCAGATCCGCCACACCCGCGCCGTCGCCGGCGAGGTCTTTGACGTCTGGCCGGCCGATCTTGGGACCGGCACGGGCAAGAACTATCCGGTTGAAGGGGGCAAGCGCTACGAGTTTTCGATCTACGGCTTCGCCCACCGTGCCGCGCGGCAGCTATACATTGGCTGGGTCGATGCTGCCGGGGCCGCAACTTACGTCGCCAGCGCGGCAATTCCGTTTGAAGGTGGAGATCCGCAGTCTCAGCTATCGAACTACACCCGCAGCACCCTTTTCGCGACGGCCCCGGCCAGCGCTGTCAAAGCCCATGTCTTTGTGCGTCACATGGGCACGTCGTCTGGCACGACCGATAGCTATGTCTGGTTCCGCAACGCCTACTTTGGCGAGGCCGGACCGAACCAGAACGAACCGTCGCCATGGTCACCTTCTGGTACCACGCTGGTTGATGCCGGCCAGATCGTCACTGGCGCGGTGATCACCGACAAGATTGCGTCCAATGCGATCACGACGGCCAAGATCGCTGCCGGCGCCGTGACCGCGACGGAGATCGCCGCCGGGGCCGTGACTGCCGTCAAGATCGCTGCAGCGGCCATCACCGGCGACAAGATTGCTGCCAACACGATCGGAGCGAACAACATCGCCGCGAACGCGATCACGGCGAAGCAACTCGTCCTGACGGATTTCACCAACCTGATTGCCAACGGCAGCTTCGATGAGGGTACGGTCAACGGTTACTGGACCGGAGTCTCCGGCCCTGGAAACTTCTATGTTCTGACAGATCCGCAGTACGTCCAAACCGGGGCCTTTTCGGCGATCCTGCAGAAGTCCACCGGCAGTGAAACAGCGAGCATCCTCGTCGACATGCTTCCGGACTATGACATCGCCGTAAAAGCCGGGGAGGTGCTCTACGGGGAAACGTCGATCAGGACCAATCAGGCAAGCCAGTCCGGCGGGGCATACTTCCGGGTGGTCTGGCTCGATGCCAACAAGGCGACGATCAGCACTTCCGACGTGATCAGCAATGCTCCGATCACCGGAACGTTTACGTTGCGCTCCGGAAAGGTCACGGCTCCGGCCAATGCCAAGTTCGCCCGTATTCGGCTGTACCACCACAACACGTCGTCGATTAACAACCTGATGTGGGATCGCCTCATCCTGCGTCGGGCAAACGCGGCCGAGCTCATCGTCGATGGAGGCATCACCGCCAACAAGCTGAACGTGAACAGCCTGTCGGCCATCTCCGCCAACTTTGGCGATGCCTACTTCTCCGGCATCGCTCGCAGCGTCAACGGCAAGCTGTTGTTGGACTTCACCAACGGCGGCTTCGAGGTGTTCACCTGATGGCCCGCCTGAGGATCGGCAACGACAGCACCGGCGCCGGTGCAATCAAGATCATGAAGAACAACGCCGACGATCCCTATTCAACGCCGGATAGTGAGCGCTGGAAGTTCCTCTATAACAGCAAGTTCTCGATCACGATGAACCTCGCAGACATGCAGCGGGTGAACCAGATCACAAGGCCCGGGCTCAATGACTCCGGTGTGCTGCTCTACTATCCATCCGGATCGAACAACAGCAATTTTGTCTATGCGGAAGCATCAGGCGGCGGGAAAAGCCATTGGTGCTTCAAGAAGGAGCACTTTCCGAGCCTGCGCTACGACGTGCCGCTCTACGACATCAAGGCGAAGAAGGGCGAGGGCAGCAACCGCTATAACCAGCAGATGGTCTTCTGGTTCGATTCCTACGACTACTACAACGGTCAGGGTGGCTTTTATGTCGCCGGAAACTATCAGCAGCTCGGGTGGGTAACCGGAACCGATAGCTCTTTCTTCAACAACATCTTCGGGGCTTGGGCGTCTGGCATCATCATCCAGATTACGAGGTTCGATACGATCGACGGCTTCAATCGGTTCCTGTCAAGAGACCGGACGCTGGTCGTCTGGAACCTGCCCGGTAACAATGCTCCCGTTGATGAGGCGCCGCCGCTGGCGCCGAACGGCAGCAAGACTATCAAGATCACCTCGTCGCAGTTCAAGGCGGCCAAGCCCGGCTACAACGTCGACACGGCCACGCCGGCCCAACTTGCGTTCGATATCGGGGCAAAGCTTCCGGTGAAGGTCATTCGATCGGGCGATATCGCGCTGCCCGCTGGGGTGAGCTACTTCGATGTTGGCTTTCCCATCCCCGAGATGGCCGCGCTCGATGTGCATTTCTACAACAGCGCCACCATCATGTACCCGTGCAATCCGCAACTGAACAATTTCGGCGCCGAGTATTGGTTCGATGGCACGCGGATAGGCTTTGAGGCATCGACCAGCATGCGCGCCCGGTTCATGCTCTATCTTGAAGACAACAGCCCGCCGACCAGCGGCAGCAATCGGGTGTTTCGGACGTTCAACGAGGGCGGTCAGGATGTGGTGCAGATCCTGCGCCCCGGCGCCGCCGACCCGCCTGGATGGGCCGATATCGTCATCGATAGCCGATGGCCGCAGGTGCAGATCCTAGCGGAAGGCTGGATCGACACAGTGGCAGGTAACGGGGTGTTTTACGATGTACCGTTCGATGGCACGGGCATGTTCCCGATGGTCAAGTACCTGACGACGCATGGGGCAGGCAGAGGCGGCAGCGCCGCACCGGACGGACTTAACGAGCTAATCACGTCCTGGACCAACGTCTATCGCCTGCCGTTCGTTAAACGCCTGAAATACACGGCGCCCGGCAACCAGTCGCATGCCGGCGAAAGCACTTATTGCGAGCTCACCCAGAACAACGCCCGCTTTTGGACGTTCGCCGGCAACGTCGGCGATTACTACAACCGGCGAGACAGCCCCGGGAGCTGGCGCACCGCCGGCGCCACTCCGCCCCTCGGCATCCGTTACTACGTCTTCGGCATCCCCCAACCCTGAGGAACCAATCATGTACAGCATCGAAAACAATTATTACCCGATGATGGAGGCGCTCCACGCTGCCATCGCGGCCGACACGGTTCACCGTGCCTGGGCCGCAGCCGCCTGGTGGCTCGGCCGCCAGCAGATCATGAACGAGCGCGAGTACTGGTTTCAGGTCGCCGGCCGCATGACGGCGCTGCTGCCGGCCGCCGATCGAGACGCGATCGTCGCGCAGCTCGGCAAGCAGGAAGACGCCTATGTTGACAATCCCGTAGCGGGCTGGCCCGAAATGCCGTCTGGGCTGGTGTCCCTGTTCGCCTCCTGGGATCCGGATCAGCCGGAACCGGATCTTGCCGTTTTGCGCGCCGACGCAACGCGCAAGATCGACCGCGAGGCCGAGCGTTATCGCCGCCACTTCATCACGCCCGGCTCCGGACAGATCATGGCCTACCAGCAGAAGCTGGTTGAGGCGCGCGCGGTGATCGCCGATCCGCCGGCAGCCGAAAGCGAGATCCCGCACATCGTAGGTGAGGCGGCGGTCGACGGCGTGACGATCGCGGAGAAAGCCGCCGAGATCATTGCCACCTTCGAGCAGTGGCAGGGCGTCTCGGCCGGCATCGAGGCCAAGCGCCTCGGGGCAAAAAAGGCCGTTGTCGAGGCGGCCACCGCCGATGCGATCAACGCTGCTGCCAACGTCAACTACGGAGCCTGAAATGTCCTCACTCGCCGCATCCCTGAAGAAGCAACTGGCGCTCGCCCAGGAGGAAAATGAGCGCCACGCGATCGGCCTCGACACTGTGGCCACAGCGTTGAACGAGACATTGTCGGCTCTGGAAAAGCATGATCCTGATTTCGTCTCTGCTATGCGCGTGCGCCTCGGGGTCGCGCAGGCAGCACCGGCCTCGTCTATGACGTCAAACTCCGAACCAGGCGCCGATCGCCAATAGGATCAATCCGCTGCCGAGAGCAAGGAACCATTGGTTATGGAGCACCTGGTTCATCAAGTTCGGAGATCCGGGACCGTGTTTGATATATCGTTCGGTCACGTCATCGTCGGCGTAAACGATGTCTTCGTCTTCCCACCCGTATCCTGCAGAAACCAGGGTCGCCCAACTGGACTCTCGGTTAAATTGCTCTACCGCCTCTAAGCTATCTGCCTGGATGACCTTAAGAGCTTCGTCCTTTGGGTGCGGCGTTTCGATGATCTTGACCGCTGTAAGGTCTGCGACGTTGAGGATTTTTTGTCGGACAAAGAACTTTCCGCCCGTGCGGTAGGGCTTCAGGAATTGTCTGCGAAGTTCTTTTTCACTCAGGTCGCCGAACAGAAAGGTCGGATGATCGCCGCTCTGTGTGGTCCACACGACTACATGGAAGTATTGCTTAGCAGATTGCTTCATCTGTTGCCTCGAAGGGTTTCGAGGGAATGAAGCAAACAGTCGCAGCGAAGTCGAGCCCGCTACGTATCAGCTCGATGCTTAGAGCGTCTTAGTCAACACCTGAGCCGCTACCGAACAAGTAAAGCCGCCAGCGCGATGGTTTCCAAATCGCGCGATCTTCATGCGGCGTCCGCGGGCGCCGTTCCAATCATAGCCCATCATGCTCACCCTGCCGGTTTCATGCCGCGCCGGATGGTGGTCTGCTTTCCTACGAAGAGGTAAAACCCCATGAACAGAACAACGTTCCTCGCCTATGCGAGGCGCGCGCCTTTTGGCGGTCGCCTGACGCAATCCCAGATCGACAGCATGAATGCCATCCTCGACGAGTGGGATCGGCGTCAGTCCATCGGCAAGGTGATCGACAACCGGCATCTCGCCTACATGCTGGCGACGGTTTTTCACGAGACCGGTGGCACGATGCAGCCGGTGACCGAAAACCTCAGCTACTCCGCGCAACGCCTCACCGAGGTGTGGCCCTCCCGGTTCCCGACGATCGCCGCCGCCAAGCCCTTCGCCCGCAATCCGCGGAAGCTGGCGAACAGGGTGTATGCAAACCGGATGGGGAACACTGGGGCGGACGATGGTTGGCGCTACCGCGGCCGTGGTCTCGCTCAGATCACCGGCAAATCGAACTATTCGAAATTCGGTCTTGTCGACACGCCGGAGAAGGCTGGCGAGATGGTGACAGCTATCCGCATCCTTTTCGACGGCATGATCGCCGGCACCTTCACCGGTAAGAAGCTCGGCGACTATTTCGACCAGGTCGCCAACGATCCGGTCGGGGCGCGCGCGATCATCAACGGAACCGACAAGGCGAAACTGATCGCCGGCTATTACCGGAACTTCCTCGACGCGCTCGAGGCGTCGAGGGCGCCGGCCGAGCTGCCGGACGTGAAGCCGGAAGCGGCTAAGGCTGACGACGTGCCGGCCGCGAAGAGCGGAACGGCGGTGACCACCGTCGGGGGCTTGTTCGGGGGCGCTGGTCTTTCGGCGGTTCTCGGCGTCAACAATCCCTATGCTGCCGGCATCGCGGCGCTGCTGATCGTCATTGGCTCGATCGCAGCTTTCATGTTCTTCACCGGCCGCTGGTCGGTGAACCGCGCGCCCGCACGCTGACATGTGGCCGCGCATCATTGCCGGCGGGCTCGTGCTCTCCGGCGTCATCTGGCTCGTTGTCGAGATCCGCGAGGACGGCGCGCAGTCCGTCACCACCAAGATTGAAAGGCAGAACAATGAAGCGGCGAACCGCGCTCATTCGAAGCGCACTGACTACGATTCCTGCCTTGATGCTGGCGGGTTGTGGAACTTCGGCGCCGGCGAGTGTGACGGCCCTTAGAAGCATCGTCGGGACCGATCTTATCGGCGCGCGAGGGGCGACGCCGGAAGATCAGCGAAAGATAGACCGGACCGCCGTCGGCATTTGCGCCGCGGCGATCTGGACGAAGGCGGAATGCAAGAGGCACGGGGAAGGGCGCTGATGCCGCAGAAATACACGTCTCTTATCGAGCTGCTCAACGCCTGGTTCGGCGGCGCGGCGACCACTCTCATCGCAGTCTTCGCCGGTCGCCTGATGTGGCACACAAACGAGGTGCGAAAGATGCGACGGAAGTTTTTTGGCAAGGAACTGTTGTGGGAAATGCCGATCGCGGTCGGCATGGCCTTCATCGGCGAAGGGCTGGCGACCTGGCTTGCTCTGGGTCAACCGATGGCGACGGGCATGATCGCTGCGCTTGCCTATCTCGGGCCGCGCGGGTCCGAGGTGCTGTTCATGCGGTGGTTTGGAGCGAAGGTGGAGAAGGGCTGAACGGTAGAGATCACCGTTTCAGCTTCCCGACCTTGATGACGTTGCCACTCTTGTTGCTGCATTTTCTGCAGCGCAGCCGTGGCTCTAGCGCCAGGATCGATTGCGTTTTCCCAAACCGGCTTGTTAAGGCATGGCGATCGAGTTGTCGCGTGCGACCGCAACGCTTGCAGTGACAGAAAAGCTCATACCAATCCGGAAGATTCGCGAAGGTGATTTCCTCTGGTTTCCCGGCCGGCGCCGCAATGCCGGCCGGCTCACTCGGGAGGGCGGTGGCTCCGGTAACGGGTGTGTGTAGTAAAGCCGGCATCGATCGCGGACCTGGTTCTCCGTCTTCGTGCAACCGTTGGCCCGTGCGATTCTCGGTAGGAGACTGGGCATTCGCTCATCCCCTATCCGGTCCAGGAGGGCTTTGGCATCGTATTGCTTCTTGAGCCCGCATTCGCACTCTACGCGGATCTTGAGAACGAACTCCGACAACCACCAAGCGTCGCCTCTAGGCATTGCTGGTCTTCCCGTCGTCGCGATGGGCGTAGCAGTACCATCGCGAGTGCCCCTTGCCGATTGCGAAGCCCCATCCGCCCCAGTCGGTACAGCCGGGGTGCTCGCACAGGTGGACCCAAGGGCCAGCGGTCGGCTGCTTTGCTACTTCCTTTTCGTCGCTCATGGCGCGCCTCCGGTGTTTTTGGTTGAGATGGCCTCGTAGCTCGCTTCGCATGCCGCAGCGGCATGGGCGGCCGTTCTGGCTGCACCGTTGAGCCGGCAAAGCTTCATCACGTCAGCGGTGTTGTTGCGATCGCACGTCATGAACCACAGCCAATAATCGCCCGAGAGCGCCCGCTCAACGCGCCCGATGGTTTGACCATGGTCGACGCCTTGAAGCGCATCCGTGCCGTTGCTTCGCCGCCATCGGTATTTCAGCGCGACGCTGCTCACGCCTCGTTCTCCGCCGATCGCTCGAGAGACGGCCGCCAGCCGCGGGCGAAGCCGACGCTCATCGTCGCCCCGGCCAAGGTCAGCTGCTCGCGCAGGTGTTTGCAGTCCTCGAGGAGCGTTCGGATGGTGGCTTCCTTGTCGCCGTCGTGCCATGCGACGGCTGCGGCAACCTCGTCGACTACCTGGTTGTCTTCTTCGCACTCGATTTGGCGCTGAGGGGTGGACATGGCTTCTCCTCTTCCGGTTCTCACCGGAATTGTTCATTCGATCAGTTGTCAGGTGGCGGCCGCATCGCCGAGAATGTTCTTATAATGTTCTCGTCGGCCGAGAGAGTCAACGCCGAGAAATGGGGAGGCGCCGCGTCGAAAAGATACGATAGCCCGCCTACAGTTTGGCTACACAACTTACCTGCGGAACTGGAGTAGGTCCTTCGCTCCGGTACATCTCGATTATCTGAGCATCGACATGCAGGCCGCGATAGGCTGCTTTGCGGACCGTCTCATTAAAAATCCGCATCGCCTCCTGAAGGTTCTCCGCAGCTTCGCGCTGTTCTTCGGTCATTTCCAAGCCTTTTTGTATAGTTGGTCTGTGATCTATCATCCGTGGTGGTCTCCGCGTCAACGTGATTTCCATTCCGAGCCTTGAAGCGCCGGTGAGACGAATTCTCGATTTCGTGCGTTAATGCGTAATGACTAAAATAAACAGGAAGAAACCGCCTCCTGCGCCACCGGCTGATCCAATGCCGCGCCGCGTCGACCCTTGTGTTGCCACCCTCGTAGACAAGCCGCCCAAGGGACCGGATTGGGCCTTTGAGGTGAAATGGGACGGATACCGGCTCGCTGTTCATGTCGAGCCAGGGGAGGTCCGAGCGATCACCCGCGGCGGCTACGACTGGACGAAGAAATTCGGCTTGATCGTCTCCGAGGCGCGCGAGCTCGGCCACGCGTCCATGATCCTCGATGGCGAGGCTGTCGTTCTCGACGATCAGGGCCGCTCCGATTTCGGGTTGCTGCAGCGTGCGGTCGGCAAGCGGCCGAGTTTGCACGATGCCAACGAGATCATCTTCTATGCCTTCGATCTTCTCTATCTCGACGGCCACGACTTGCGAAACCTGCCATTGTCCGAGCGGCGCCGACAGCTCGAGCCGATTGTCGCCGGACGCACCGGAGCAATACGCTTCTCGGAGGAGATGAACGCCGATGGCACTGAGTTCTTCCGTGTCGCGTGCGAACACGGGCTCGAGGGCATCATCGCCAAACGGCGCAATGCGCCATATCGATCGGGGCGCCGACCGGAATGGCTCAAGATCAAATGTGCACGGCGCGACACCTTCGTGATCGTCGGATACGAGCCGTCGACGGTGCCAGGCGCGATCGGTCGGTTGCTGCTGGCCGCAAGGAAGGGCGATGGCCTCGTTTATGTCGGCGGCTGTGGTGCCGGGTGGAGCAATCAGGAATCGGTGGCGTTGCGGGAACTGCTAAACGCGATCCCGGCGGACAGGCCGGCGGTTTCGTTGAAGCGCAAGGGTGTGGTGTTCGCGCGTCCTGTGCTCGTCGCGGATGTCGAATATCGCGCCTGGACGCAGGATGGAAAGCTCCGGCATCCATCGTTCAAGGGCGTGCGCGAGATGGAGGGGCCGTCCGAGATCTACGACCTTCCTTGTCCCGAAGAGGGATAGTGCCACCAAATGATAGGGAGGAGTAGACTCGGCAAGTTTCACGCAGTCTTCAAAAGATATTCATAGGCCGTTAAGGTTTTTTGTGGTTGACTTGCACTTCTCAATGTTGACAGTGGACCCGCCTAACCATGATGGGTAGAAACACTCTACGTGTTCGCGCAAAGGTAGAGGAAAAAGATGGATATGACGTTTGCACCGGTGCGCTATGCGGTAGCGCCAACCGCCAAAATCCAGCGGCAGCTTGTCACGAGCTATGAGATTGTTCCGGTTGGTTCCATCGGAGAAGTGCGCAGCATACCTGCCGGAGTTGATACGGCATCTCCTAGCAAGAGATACCGCACTGAAGAAGGTAGAGAACTCCCGGTTGAGACCGACACAAGCGCCGGTCCTTCTCTGGTGAAGCTCCCTCAGTACGCGTTAAACCGCCGATAAATTTCAGAGGCGGAAGCGCCTTTACGGAGCGCGTGTGTGCGACCAGCCTGCCGAGAGTTGTTCTTCACGAATGACCGGTTCGTACAGGTTTTGATGCCCGACAACCACCAGCCGCTTCTTGACGTCAAATACGCTGGATAGGCGCTCCGTCTCTACAACTGCCAACCTCAAATCATCAACAACGCTCGTGCCCATCGGGATTGCAGGCTCAGGTGGCTGCTGAGCATTTGGATTGAACACCTGGGGAGCTGGCGAGTTCGCAAACAAATCACCGACAGGATTGTATATATCGTTGTTCTTGAACTCGGCTTCATAGTCTAGATACAGGTTCCAGATTAATTCCTCCAGCTCTGGCTGAGGGTTCTCCGCAACTTGTAGACCAAGGTCCTTCGCTTCTTTTCTATTGATCGGATGGCCGTGGAAATAGAGCTTGGAAGCCAGAGTCTCAATTATTTCATCAATTTTATGCTTGCTGGTTTCTTCGCTCATGTGAGTTAGAAGAATTTTTCTTGCTATCATTCTACTTTGTGAAATGAAGCGCTCAACATTGCCAAGCGCGAGAGGGTGGACCTTTTCCGAAAGGATCTCGATGGCCCTGATCAATTCATCTTCGTGGCGAATTCCTACTGTGTCTTTTATGAAGGATACGTAGGCTTTGACGTCCTCAACACTGATCCCGGTGCGTTGGTTTGTCTGTGGATCTATAGGATTGTACTCATTGGTAACGGTCGGGTCGATCGGGCCCATTTCCGCGAATGGGTGCATGACGATCTCGTCAGCACCGAGGGCGAGCATAGTGGCTGCGCTGTACGCCCGATACGGCAAAATCGCCCCTACTGTTGCTGCGTACTCTCGTAGCAGCGAAATGATCCGCCAGGGAACCGTGCCGTTGCCGCCGTTGCTACAAATAAAGATGTCGATCTTTTGCACGGGGCGTTCCGGAAGGAGACGCAAATGATCGAAGAACACCCGAACCGCGTCCTGCGCGATCTGAGCGGCCAGATTGGGACGAACGCTAGTCAGATAGCAAATCACCTTCGAGCCGCGGATCCGCTCGATTTCACGGATTAGGGCGAGGCGCTGTTCGAATGCCATAAATAACTCCACTACTTACGGGTGTGTGCGGGATTCAGGCCACAAACTATGCGATTCGTCCATTAGAATTTGATGGGTTTCTGCATGCTAGTGTCGGCCTCCACAGGAAGACAGCGTGCCTAGCCTTTTATGAGAGACCAATGATTAAGCCTTCACTGTGTGTGTCTGGCGGTGGTGAACCGTCCATATTCTTGCGCCGTCATGCGCCAGCCGTGCGCCAACGAATTCCCGCTAACCCTCGGAAACGACCGGAAAAGCTGGAAAATCTGGTAAATCACTGGCGCACGAAATCGCGTGCGGAATGAGGGCTAAGCTGTTGAGATTGCTGGTGATCCCGGCGCGATTCGAACGCGCGACCCCCAGATTAGGAATCTGACGGTCAGATAGGCTTAGCAGGCGAACCAATGCTTCCCGCGCTTATCTTCGCGCCGGGGCCAACAAGGGCGGTTTCCCAAAAAAAGCCATTCTGAAAAGCTGCCATGTAGTGAAGCCATCCCAGTTCGCCGTCTCCAAGGCCAGCCAAAATCGAATAAAATACTACCGGGCTTACCAGGAGTGCGATGAAAGTGTTCGGACGCCCAAGGTGATTTCCCAAGGCGCGGATGTTTACAATTTTGTCGGATGGAAGCGATCGTAGGGCGACTACCAACGAACTGACGATGATCCCTGCGCACATCGCTATGCAGAGTGCCGTTAGGCTTGCCGCTTGGTCGCTGACCTCGCCGAAACCCAGCCCTAGGGCGGACGAGTAGACGCCAACTCCGATGTAGTTAAGCGAAATGAAAGCAAGGCAACCGGCTACGACTCTAAAGATCGTCAT